AACAGTCGGTCCCATATTGCGGATGGTGCCAGCGGTGTTGCCGGTAGTCTCTTTGACAGTACCGAGCAGCCAGGGGCCTAAACGGGAAGCGATAGCCATTTTATTTCCTCAGTTTGCACCTACTGTCCTTGAGGGGGAGGTCTGACCAAGAAACAGTCAGTAGGCTAAATAGCTTGGTAGTCGAAGGCTACCACCTATCCCTAGAAATTGTCAAGAGGAAATAAAAAAGCCCTCCGAAGAGGGCTTTCAAAGTGCAGCGGTATTAAGCGCCGGGGGAGCCGTAGATACCCAGCGGGTCGCTGACACCAAAGCTGTAACGCTCACGGGCCTTATAGCGGGTGTTGCCGGTATCGAAGTCGCCGTCCATCGAAGTACTCATCGGAGTACGAACGAAGTGCTTCAGACCATTCGGCACATCGGTGGTCAGGAACCAAGCGTTAGCGTCGGTCAAGAAGTGGTTAACGGTGTAACCTTCCGGGATGCTGCCGTTGTTCTTGATGGCGTTGATATCGTTGTCGGTCGTACCCACACGCAGGGACGTTTCCAGCAGACGAGTAGCAACGAACATCAGAGCAGGCGGGATCACCAGCTTCTTCGGCTTAGCTGCCAGCAGCAGCGAACGCTCATCCGTCCACGCTGCGATAGCAATAACCGCCGACTCCAGAGCAGTCTCATTCAGGTCGGTGCCGACGAACGGACGATTCTGGTTCCAACCACCGCTGACCAGCGGGTGACCAGTGGTAGCACTGACGCCAGCGCACAGCGCAGCACCGTCACCGTAGGTAAAAGCGCCGCTAAATGCGTTGTTCAGAATGGCAGCAGCCTTGACCTGCTTGGTGTAGGCCATACCACGAGCCAGAGCCTTGGTGTACCGTGCCGACAGACTGTCGTACAGATTGTCTTCCATCGCCTCTTCGGTGATGGAGAAACCCAGGGCAATGGTTTCGTGGTTGTAACGAGCGGTCCAAGCTTCCTGACCGTTATCGTAGGCAATAGCCTGACCTTCGTTCTTCACCGGAGCGGCAGAGAAACCCGACAGCTTGGTTTCCTCTTCAAACGAGCGCTCAGAAGTCTCTTGTTCGTAGATTTCTTTGTGCTCTTCGCCGTAGCGGGCATACTCCAGGCCGAACAGAGCGTTCAAACCAGGGAGCAGTTCCTTGAGTAGTTGTGCGCGAGAAATAGCCATTTTATGTTACTCCTTAGGCGCCAGTAGCAGTGTAGTAGCTCTGGTTGCCGAATTGCAGCTTAACCAAGACTTCAGGATACTGCGTAAACACGATGGTGGAACTGGAGGGGATAGCCGTAATCGACCCAGGCACCGCGATGGTGGCGTTGATGGTGATGCTAGTGGCGCCAGCAGCATACCCAGATGCATTGTTGACATACGAACCAGTTTGAATTAACTGACCGTTAGCGTCAAGATAGCCGACATCCGTACCCGACACAATAGCGCTAGGCAGGCCAGGGCTAGTCAGTGTAATGGTAGTGGTGGACGAAGAACCAATTGCACTAACTGAAGTCGCCGTATCACGGACAACATCAATAATACGGATCGGCAGCGAAGTGGTTACCGGGGTAGTGGTTGGTGCAAGCACCGCATTACGAGAGCTACCATTGGCAATCCGGGTAGCCAGACCCGCGAGGTCAGACATGACCAAATTCTTACCAACAGTGGCTAAGTTACCCGAACCAATAGTCGTGCCACCTTGCGTGGTCACAACTGCGCATCGAAACACGGTATCAGGGTCATCACAGACAATAGCCTGGATATCGCCTGCAGCAGTGCCAGCAGGGTAGTTTTGGCTGAACAGCTTCTGGCCTGTGACCGGGCTAGTGTACGAACAACCAAGAAACACACCCATGTAAATGTTACCAGAGGATGCGTTAGTAATCGCAGCGCGGGTAATGAAACCGCTAGCCAAGACTACAAAGTCACCAAAGAAAATATTGGTGGCGTAATTGTACTGAATAGGCAGGCTTCGGGTCGAACCCGCGAACACCTGACCGCCGATCAGATTGACCGGCCTTAGCCCGTAGGGGCCTTCTACAATAGGATATCCCATGTTGGTTCCTTGAGGTTAAGTACCGCGACCAAACGACACCTTGGTGCTACGCTCCTTGAAGAGCGGCATACGGGGGTCGTTATCACGCATGAAGTTGTTGTCAATAGACTGCATCTGTCCATCAGCTTGTGCCCGGTAATAGGCATCGCGCTGTTCCACAAATTCAGTCGGGGTTTTGCAAAGCATCAGGCCACCGATTTCAATACTATCCGGGTAGCGGGACTTGTCGCCCATACTCATCAGTTGAACTTCGGGGTGTTCAGACGCCTTAACAGGCTCCCAGCCTTCACGCAGCTTTGAGGACACATTCATGGGGTCATCGTTCCCCAGAGTGCTGACACGCACCCACCTGAACTCATACCCGGCTTCCGGGTTAGGGGTAGGCAACAACTGCGGGGGCATCCACTTCTTAGGACGCTCCATTTTGGCACGGGATTCAAACTCTCGGGGCAGTCGTGGGTCAGCCATTTTGTTTCCTCATATCTTCTGCAACTTGCTTGGCATAAAGCTCCAGGGGAACCCCAAGCCTTTTAGCAATGTTTACCTGCGTTTGCGTCAGCACGATTTTACGCGGTGCTGTGCTTCGGGTAGCAGGTGCCACAACATTAGACTGTTTAGTTACCTTTGTGTCTGTAGAGGTATCCGCATCTACATTCTTGGTAGGGAACAAGGCGTTGATTTCCTTGTTGATCCTGCGGTAATAGTCGTCTGACGTTGGGTTTACTCCTTCGTCCATCAAATCCTGATGCACCGCAAGAGCTAATGCCGTCTTCCTACGATCAGCCCCGAACCAAGGATTAGCTTCACGCCACGCCTGTGCTTTGGGGTCAACCGTCTGACTTGGGGCAGAAGTCTTTTCGGGTTCTGCGGTGGACTGTACCTCAGTCTCTTTGGTCTGTAAAGGGGCTGGTTTGAAGTTATTCAGCCGGTCAGACTTGATTTTCGCAGCAGTCAACGCCTCTTGCGCAGCCAACAACGCATCAGAATCACCCGCTTCATGGGCGGCTTTGTACTGGCGTTTCGCCTCTTCAGTCTCGGCGTTTACAACCTTTTTAGCTTGCTCCAGCAGCGCAGTTTGCCCACGGGTGAGGTTGCCTTGAAGTTGCTTATTCTCTTCAATAGCCTTTTGAGCAATGCGAAGGGCTTCATCCTTCTCACGCATCGCCGTTTCTTTGGCACGGCGCTCTTCGTGGTAGCCTTTGGTGAAGTGCTGGATACGTCCACGCACCTTCTCGCTGTAGCCTTCCAGTTCCTCATCGGTGACTTCGGCAGGCGGCTCTTTCATCGCCGGACGGTTGCGGTCTTCCGCTGGGGTATCGTCTACTACCTCAATCTCAATTTCAGACTCAGTAGCGGCAGTAGTACCCTTTTTCTCTTCCCCTGACTCATCGGGGAATTTGAACTCAGTGTTCGTGGTCATGTTTGCTCCTAGTTAGATGCGGCTAAAACCACGGGGGTCTTGGACTACAGCTTCGACGCTATCATCATTGATGATGCGGAACTCTTGCCCGTGGATTTTCACCCGCGTTCCGGTGTTGGGACGCACCAGCACAAAGTCGCCTTCTTTGCACGATGGGCCACTGGGGAACCGAGCTTTGTCAGCATACGCATCAGGACCAACCTTCAGCACAAACAGCACGGGGGACAGCAGTTCTTCGTAGTGGATTGTCTTATCCGCTTTAATGATACCGCTATCGTACTCTTTCTCAATGTTGGGTAACGCGCACAACAAATGGAAAGTAGTCGGTGTTGGTAGCTGCTTAGGCTTTTCATCCGCAGCTTGCATCGCTGCCTTAACATGCTCAGGAACCATAATATCAATCGTCATCACCATTCTCCAGTCTACGCACGAGGTCTTGTAGTAATTGTTGGGTAAAGGAAAGACCCCGGAGTTCCCCTACCAACGCTTTGTATTCCTCAAATGTCTTACAGCTACCAGACACCACCGCAATTTCAATACCTTCTTTGTGGCGAGTAATCTCTTTAAGTACGTCCGTTAGAACCTGCATTTGGTGTCCTGTTAGGTTGTTGTGACTTCATACCAGACTTTACAATATCAGCTTGGATACGCTTATCACCCTGTCGCTCTTGCGATTGCAGTCTAGCACCTTCTTTCTTCGCGTCGATAGCGATTCTATCTCGCTCAATTTGAAGTTTCTGCTGCGCTAATTGGAATTCCTGCGTGTTTTGTTCCTTCTTTCGCATCAATTCTTGCTCCTTCAATTGCAGTTCCTTCATCTGCATTTGCATATTGGGGTCTTGCATTTGTTGCTGCGCTTGTTGTGCCTGCGCTTGTTGCTGATTAGATTGCATCAGTTGCTGTGACGCTTGCGCGACAAGCTGCGACAATTGTGCTTCAGACTGCGGGTCCAATTTCGCATCAGGCGGCGGCAGCGGCACACCCAATTGCTGTTCTACCTTAGCGCGATAGTTAAACGCCAAATGCTCTGCAATGTGCGCCATCATGGCACCGTGCATCTGCTGCGCCATCGGATTCTGCCCAATAACCTGCATCACACTGGGGTCTTGCATCATCGCCATGTGGGTGGTAATATGTGCGTCATGATCCTGGGTGATAAACGCCTTGGTGGGTTTGCCAGTCAAGAACGACATATTCTCGCTGATCGGGTCGCGGGGCAATTGGTCCTCATCCACAGGCACCAGCTTCTCAGCGTTCTTGATACCCAACACCTCCAGCATCTGACGGTGCAACTGAGGCAGGTCGTAAATCTGCGGTGCAGACTGCGCCAATTGAATAGCCGCTTGATACTGCATGATCCGCTGCGCCATCGTGGCCGCATTCGGGTCGCTGACCGGGATAACTTCAGACGTAGCGTAGTCAGACTGCTTCGCTTTACGCTCCGCGTTGTTGGGATCGTAGTCGTATTCCTCAGGAGTATTTTCCTCAATGATGGCCTTGAGTAGCTTGAACTCCATACGCAGTGACGCATGCACCCGCGCCTGCACAGCAGACATGGTTTTTAGCGTGCGCTCAAGCAGAGCCAGGGTGGTACCGACAGGTGCCTGCGCACTCATGTCGGAGATGTTCATATCACTGATAGCCCCTAAACGCCGCCCTTCCTCAGTAATCTGATTCAGCAAGGCCAGCAAGGTCTGGGAGGGTTCCTTGTATGGCAGCGGCATGATGTTGTCGCGCACGGTCCCGCTGGGTACGTCTACATCGCGGAATTCGCCCGGGGCGATGGGCGTGTCATCCCCCTTGATTCGCAGACCACGGCTTTTCAGACCACCGGGCAAATTGCTCAGCGATCCTGCATCGACCAACTGACGAATAAGCGACGTACCAGCGCGGGCATAACCGCCAATCAGATGCACCAGACCCAAGCCATAAGCACCGAAGCCAGGGATATAGGTGTACTGCACGAAGTGCTGACGCTTCTGTTTACGCTTGTCTTCCTCTTCCCAATTCCGGTAGATAGCCAGAACCTTTGAAGACCCACGCTCAATAGTGACAATATACGGACGGTCAATCTCGTCATCATCTTCGTCGCCCGGGATCGTATAGTCAAGGTGAAGCTCAAGCACTTGGTACCGATCATCGTCGGTGAGCGAATACCCTTGCTCTTCAGCCTTCTTCTTTTCTACGTCAGTGAAAAACCTCACTGGGTCACCTAACTCTACGTCGCGGTAGAACCCTGCAACCTGCAGCTTCTTGATGTCGTTCTTAGTCTTCCGCATCACATGCGTGACACGCTCAGCGTTATACACACTGCTGGCGCCATACGGCATCACCAAGTCTTCAGGGGGCAAGAAGATCGCAGTCTGACGGTCCAGCGCCGGGTCGAAGTACACCTTCTTAAACGCAGCACCGGCAAGCCCCAGCGTGTACAACATACGCTCATGCTCATGCCGATACTCAATCATCACCTCAGTGAGTTGGTAGTTCATGTCATCACGCACGCGCTCAGCCGCTTCTTCTTTCATGCGGTCGATGGCACCAATGATCTGCGTCTTCACCGGACCCTGCGCCGGGAAAGTCTCCGTAATCATCTCCGCTTGGAAGCGAATACCCGCCTCAGTCAGCAGGGTCGAATACACACCGCATGCACCGTTCCAAGGCTCAGTACGCTCTTCGTACTTCATGCCCAGAACTTCCAACCCCTTAACGAAGGCGTCAACCCAGTCTTTACGGCTGTTGATATCTGCTTCAACGAGGTCGATCAATTCGCTTGAGAGTTTGCTAAGCTCACCCTCATCCATATCCTCTGCTAAGTTCGCACCAAAGCCTTTCTTCTCTTCTTCCTCATCCTCGGGTTCTTCTTCACCCGCAATGACAATCTCAAAAATAGCTTCACCAGAATCAGGGTCCGTACCAGTAGGCATCATGGGCGAAGCGATGCCCTGCATCGGATCGAAGGGGGTTGCTGCTTTATCGAAGTTGGTAGCCATTACTTTACTTTCAAAGTTGCACGGTTTGTTTTGGGGTCATACTTGAACGCTTTAGCTGGACGCTGCTGCTTTTTAGACGCCCTATCCAAAGCGCGTTCTTCTGCTGTCATGCTATCCCTAAGCTTACCTGCAGCGGTTAAGTTGCCTTTAGCATCGACATGCCCACGTTTCTGCAAGATACTCATGGCCGTATCTTTAGAGCCTACTTGAGCTGATAGCCTATCAATTAGCTGCCCAGCGCCCATAAACTTCTGCGTAGCCATAGCGACCTTTCAATAATAAGCTGCCCTGCGGCTGCTCTTGAAATACTGTACCTCATCAGGCATATCACTTGGCAGAGTAATAAACCCACCTTGTCTAAACCTTGCCAGCGCCATGCTAGTTACGTCAACCATGTCGTCATGGCTACCATACGGGAACGCTACGCACTGTTCAATCAATTCCTCTGCCCACCGCCGACCTTCAGGGTACCACACCATCCCACTGCGTAGGATATCAGCGACCGCATTGATACGCGCAACCTTGTCGCCAGTGCTTTTAGACGGCGTGAACTCCTGCACCGGAATCCCCATCCTCCGAAGCTCCTGATACAACTGCGTCCCGGCTGACTTCTTTTCCACAATCAGCGCGTCTGGTTCCCAGTCTTTATACTCCCGCATCGCAAGGTCTTTAAGCTCTGGAAACTCCACCCGCACGTTGATGACGTTCAGCAGTATGAGGTGTGAGGCACCTCCTGTGAGCCGGTCATCACTAAACACACCCCACGTGGCCAGCGCAGTAAAGTCCGCACGGTTATGCGCCTCTGCCGCAGCGTCCAGCGTCATGATTACATAGTCACACCGTGGTGGGTCTTCCTGCGTCCACGGCTTCCACCAATCCCGCTTAATGATCGCCGCTTCTTCAGCAGTCGGCGTCTGCATGTACTGTGCATTCCACTGGTACGCAGGCATGGAAGCTTTAGTACGCTTCAACGCATCTAAATCGAACTTCTCAGGCCACAACGCTTTAGGGCCGGAATCTGTATCTAGGATCGCTGGGAACTCAAATACCTCATACTGGTCAGCTTTAGCGTTCTTCGCGCCATCCTTGACCAAGTGCCCAATCAAGTCATCTTGGTGCCACCGTGTATGCACGATCGCTACCCGACCACCAGACATCAACCGGGTACGCGCACCAAACATGAACCACTGATACGTCTTATCTAGTGCGTCGAAGTTCCCAGCCAGCAAGTCACCTTCCTTGTGAGGGTCATCCACGAGTAGCAGGTCAGCACCTCTACCAGCAATAGCAGCACCGACGCCAGTAGCAAAATACTCACCACCATAATTTGTAGACCATCTACCAGCGCTCTTAGAGTCCGCAGCCAGCGAGATTCCCGGGAAAATGGTCGCATATTTAGCATCAGCGATGATATTTCGTACTTTTCTACCAAAATCCACGGCCAAATCAGTGGTGTTAGACACCATCATGACCTTCTTATTCGGGAATTTACCCAGAAACCAAGCCGGAAATAACGTAGAAATCAGGTGAGATTTACCATGTCTAGGCGGTATAGACACCGCAATACGGTCTTTTTTGTTGAATGCGATGTCCATCAGCAGGTTTGCAAGCTGCCTATGGTGCTGAGCACACAGAAAATCCGGGTCCATGTACATGCAGAACGCTATTAGGTCGTCCCTACATGACTGCGCGAACTGTCTACGCTCTAATTCCTCTAAAATCTCCAGCGTAGCAGCCTGATCTGCCGGACTCATGGTCGGCAAAGCGTTCTCGATAGCTCTGGCTGTAGCTATATCAAGCAGCATCAGGCACAATCCGCTTAATAGACCTCAATTCATCCGCAATAGATATATCACGGATAGGTTTAATCTCAACTGCGTCGATTGCTTCCTCTTTCCCAGACAATTTACGCAGCTTATCCCTGAGAATGGT